GCGTTCGCGTTTACCAACAGAGCTAGAACCCCAAGTTAGAAGTGTGGGGGGTGCGGCCCTGTGCCCCCCACACACTTACAAGTTAGGAAAAGACAATGGCACTAATCACTTTGAGTGAACTCAAAGCAGTATTAGGTATTGGCGACATCTACGCCGATGCAATCGTTCAAGCCGTTGCCGATTCTGCCGAAAACATCATCTTGTCTTATTTGATTTTTGATGATGTTGCTATCAGATCAGTTAAATTAAAAGACAATGTTGCGACCTTTTATTGTTTTGAAAACACATTTGTAACTGGCCAAGCCTTAACTGTAACTAAGTGTGGCGCACCATTTGATGGATCTCGCACAGTCTCAGAGTCTGGCTATGATGCCTACGAAGTACCGTATTTCACAGCTGCAATCACAAATGCAGACATAATTCAAAAGCAAATCATTCCAAGTGGCCGAGCAGTATTAACCAGCCAAGCCGCTTTATATGATACGACACCAGAGGTCCGAGAAGCCGCTATGGCGGTCGCATGCGACATCTGGATCACTCGTACAGGAACTCTTGGACAACAAGGTGTGGACTTTCAAAGTCCTGCACCGTACCGCCTAGGGCGTTCTATGCTTACTAGAGTTTCAGGCCTACTAGGCAAGCACCTAGACACCCGAGGCTACCTTGGCTGATCTAGCAACATACCGGGCGAACCTTGCCGCAACTCTTGCAGCTGCTGGTCGGGTTGTTTACTCATACCCAAATGAAAACATCACGCCACCTGCCATTGTGCTTGTGCCGGGATCTCCATACATCACTGTCAGTGCCATTGGTGGTGCTCGTTGCAATGTGCGCTTTGACATCACAGTCATTGTTAATGCAGCTGATAACCAAGCAGCTCTAAAAAACTTGGAAACTTTAATCTTTAGTGTCACTGATCTACTAGCCAATAACATCTCGTTTTTGGGTGGATGGTCACAACCCACAGTCCAGCAAATCGGAAACGCCGACATGCTTATCAGCCAACTCAACATAGAGATGGTCACAACCAACTAGAAAGGCAAGTCATGCCAGCAACATACATAACTGGTCGGAATCTGACTTTGAGCATCAACTCTGTGTCATACGCTGACCAAGCATCAACCGTTACACTTGAAATGGAAAACAACCAGCAAGTGCTTGAGGTTTTATCAGGTCGCGCCTACAAGACCGTAGATAAGACCGCCACACTAAATGTGGAACTATACCTAGATGACACATCCAGCGCTGGCATTATTTCAGCTCTATGGGATGCAGCATCAAGCGCGCCAGATACATCACTAACATTTTCTTTTGATGTAAACGGTGACACATTTGCTGGCAAAGTATTCCCAGTATTTCCAACCGTTGGTGGCGCTGCCACTGATGTACTAACCACCAGCCTCAGCTTTGTTGTTGAGGATGGATCAGTAACCCGAACATAATCGAGAGAACAGGGCAACCATTATGCAATACGAAATCAAAACAAAACAGGGCACTAACTACATAGTGAGCGATGACTCGGCTTGGCTGTGGATCGAGATCGAACGTGAACTCGGATACACAGTCACTCAAGCAGCTGAAAAGATGAGCCTAGGTTCATTGGATGTGATTACTTGTATGTTATACAAGGCGGCAAGAGCAATGGGCAAAACCCAAATGCCGAACCAACAAGCCTTTGTAACTAACGAGTTCGACTCATTCGAGGTGATTGAGGAAAGCCCAAAAGAGAGTTAAGGGATTTGCTGGTGCGAATAGCAGTATCCACCGGTATTCCCTTAGCAGATTTGATGGAGTGGTCGCTCGCAGACATTAACACAGCGGTCACGCTAATTAGGGAAAGGAATGGACATGGCTGATACAAGATCTACCATTAAGATCCAACCTGACCTTAGAGATCTCAGAGGTTTGCTTAAAGCCCTAAACGCTATGGATGATGCAAGCAAAAAAGCATTGAAAGATGACGTGGCAAGCATTAGTGCTTGGACAGCAGGGGCGATCAAAACCAGTGCTTATGTTGGATCGCCAATGCCAGCACAGACAGCAATCGTGGCCAGTACGGTTCGAGCAAATAAAGACCGCATCCCAAATGTGACGATCGGTGGATCGCGTGGCCGAGCATCAGGCGGCGCAAACGCTGGCATCCTTTTATTCGGTAATGAGTTTGGATCGGATCGCAACACTTTTGGATCGGCTGGCAATTTCCCAAATGGCGGTTACAAGTTTCCAGCACGCACTCCAAGAGAGGGTCGCGGCAACAAGGGGTATTGGATTTTCCCTACCTTGAAAGCATTACAACCAGAAATCACGCGCCGTTGGAAAGCAGCAGTAGGCACGGTATACGGCGAATGGAGTCGGACAAGTGGCTGATGTAAGGACAATGAAACTGAACTTGTTGGCTGATGTCGCCAAGTTTGGTAAAGGTTTGATGGAGGCAGAGAATGACACAAAATCTTTCTCTAGCAAAATCGGCAAGTATTCCAAGGCAATGGCAAAGTCCTTTGCATTTGCAGCAGCAGCTGCTGGCGCGTATGCGATAAAGATTGGCATAGACGGGGCTAGGGCAGCCGTTGAGGATGAGGCTTCACAAAAGCAACTTGCTGAAGCATTAAGAAACACTACGCAAGCCACTGATGCCCAGATTAAATCCACCGAGGATTACATTACAAAGCAACAAATAGCCTTTGGCGTAGCCGATACTAAGTTGCGCCCGGCACTGGCTAATCTAGCCCGAGCCACTGGCGATGTAGGCAAAGCCCAGCAACTCACAAATCTAGCGATGGACATCTCTGCAGCTACTGGCAAGGATCTTGAAAGCGTATCGCTCACACTTAGCAAGGCTTACAACGGCAACATTGGGGCGCTCACAAAGTTAGGCATCCCATTAGATGATGCGATCAAGAAATCTGGCGACTTTAACCTAGTCCAAGGTGAATTGGTCAGACTATTTGGCGGCGCTGCCAAAGCCAATACCGAAACTTACGCTGGCCAGTTAGCAATCGTCACCGAACGTGTCGGCGAACTCAAGGAATCTATCGGTGTGGCATTACTGCCAACCATGAAAACTTTGCTAGAAAACGTAAACCAAGTAGCCAAAGGTTTCAGTGGCGATGATCCCGAGGGATTAAGCCTACGCGCCAGAGAACTAGCTGGGGACTTTTCAGGTAATGGCGCAAGCAGCCTAGGCGGATCACTTAAAGCAGTTGCAGATGCCTTTGCAAAACTGTTTACTACAATCACGGAGGATGGCGATGAGTCCACTAGCACTTTGCAAACTTTTGCCAATGCCTTGGAATCAGTTGCTAACGGCATTAACGCAATCACTCGGGCTTATGGCAAAGTAGTTGCGCTTGGCGACAAGTTTAGAAATAGCATCGTTGGCCAATTTGTTTATGCCGAGGGCAGGTTCGCACCTAAAGAGGAAGCCCGAGCAGCTGGTGGCTCGGTTATGGCTAACAAGCCCTACAGAGTTGGGGAGTTCGGACCCGAAACCTTCATACCTGCTGGCGTATCTGGCTCAATTCGCCCGGACTCTGGCGGTCAAGGCGTGACCATAATCATGAATGGTGTCATTGATGGTGAGTCTGCTCGCCGTAGCATTGAACGCCTATTACAAGACTCCTCAAGGCGCACAGGGGCTGTTAATCTAGTCGGGGCTACATTGTGACCAGTTATGATCCCTATCCAACTGTGACCTTTGCAGGGGCTACAACTTACGCTAACCAGACCATCTCATCTATCTCAATTCGCAGTGGCCGTAATGACGTAACCGAGCAACCGCAACCGGGCTATGCATCAATTAGGCTTTGGACCGATGCCAATGATCCGTTGGATGTGGCATTAAGTCAGTCAGTCTCAGTAAGCATTGACAAAGGCACAACAGGTACACAAGAAATCTTTTATGGCACAATTTCTGACATTGATATAAGCCTTGATGCCTATGGTTCAGATGGCTCAATCGCCGTATACTCAATCACAGCCGTTGGTCCACTAGCGCAGCTAAATCGCCGCCGAGTCGGCGCGGCTGGATTTGCCAAAGAAAATGACGGCACAAGAATTTTGAACATCCTTAGTGAAGCATTCCTAACTGAATGGGATGATGTCGCGCCAACTCTTACATGGGCAGGATTACCAGCTGGCGCAACTTGGGATTCCTATGACGCAGTAGGGATTGCCTTAGTTGATAACTTAATTGCAAATGTGGATGTGCCGGGACAATACGAATTACAGGCATACAATGACGGCGATGGCGATGCTTACACATTGGCCGTACAAGCTGCTAATTCTGGTCGAGGAGTGCTTTGGGAGGGTCAAGATGGAGACCTGCATTATGACGATTACTTAGCCAGATCATCAGCAACACCGCTAACTCTCACAGCTGATGACATTCTTGCCCAAGGGCTACGCACTGCCGCGCAATGGGGCGAAATTGTTAACGATGCCATTGTGACTTATCGAGCAGGTGAAGCCGAGGCCAGAGATGAGCAGTCAATTATTCTTTACGGTCAATTAACTGGCACACGTTCAACTCAGCTGCACAACTTGGTGGATGCCGAAGCACAAGCCGCCGACTTTATTGAGTCACGCGCATTCCCACGAATGTATCCAGAGCAAATCACAGTGCCATTGCACTCGCCAACAGTTAGTGATGCGACTCGGGATGCCTTGGCTGGCGTTTACAACGGTTTACGCATAGACACAACGGCATTGCCACCAGTCTTTGGCACAACTTTTGATGGCTTTGTTGAGGGCTACACATGGAATTTGACCCGATACACCGCTGAACTGGCTTTGACTTGCTCGGCATATTCAGAAACTTACTCATCGATCATCTGGTATCAAATACCACCAACCACAACTTGGGCAGGGTATACTCCAAGTACACAAGAATGGCAGGATCTATAAATGGCAACCGTGACCCCAGTCTATAATTGGCCCGTTCCTACGAGCACAGACTATGTTAAGGATGGCGCGACTTCAATCGAGGCTTTAGGTGATGCTATTGATGCAAGCCTTAACAGCATTACAAGTGGCAAAGATGTGGGCATGGTTTTGATTAATGCCACAACAATAACTGCACAAACCACTGTCAACATAGATAACATTTTTACTAGCAGCTTTAGAAACTATCGTATCGTCACAGCCTTAACCACAATTGCTGGATCTGGCGGTATTTACATGAAAATGCGTGCAGCTGGTACTACAAATAGCAATTCAAATTACGCTTTTGCAGCTACTGGATACATATCAAACAACGCTGGAACTAACGGGTATTCTAATGGTCTTTCAAATACGGGATTTGAACTTGGTTATGTTGCTAATGCTTTAGGCGGCTTGTTTAGTAACGACATGATGCTTTACAACCCACAGCAAACCCAATACACAACTTTTACAAGTGATTCAGTCACTACCTTTAACTCAACAAACAATTACACATGGGCGAGTGGCGGTTTGATGAGCGTAACAACTGCCTATGACGGTTTAGCATTAAGCGGCCCTGCAAACATGACTGGTGTTATTCGTATTTATGGAATGAAGGACTAAATGGAAAAGCAACCTTTATTAGTATTAACAGTTGATGCCGAAACAGGAGAACAATTAGAGCGTGAATTGAATGCCGATGAATTGGCAGAACTAAAAAACGCTCAAGCCGAATCAAAAGCCCGAGAAGCTGAAAGAAAAGCAAAAGCAGCTGCACGAGCAAGTGCATTGGCCAAACTTTCTGAACTTGGTTTAACAGAAGCAGAAGTCTCGGCGCTGTAATGTCATTCTTAACTTGGTTTGCACATAGCCCCATTGCCTCATTTGTAAAGGTATTTGGTGCTGGTGTTCTGGGTTGGTTGCTTGTAAATGCGGACACTTTAGGCATTCACCCGGCACTAACTATTGGCCTTGTATCAGCATTACCGATTCTCATTAACTGGCTCAACCCTGAGTACACAAATTACGGCAGGGCCGAACTAGATGAAACCGATTAGATTAGGTATTGTCACATTCCCTTATGGGGCTAAATACAAGACTGGTGCATTACACAAGGGGATTGATTACCGCGCAAGTATAGGCACATCTGTTTACGCAGCTGTGGGCGGTACAGTCGTACACGCTGGCAAACACATCTACAAAAAAGGCTGGGGCTTTGCCTTTGGCCTACACGTCATTGTTGATAACAACCGCTTTCCAGACGGCACAGCGGGCCTTTGGGCTGGTTACTGCCATCTATCCAAGGTAGGCGTTAAAGTCGGCCAGCGTATCTCTAAGGGCGACTACATAGGATTGTCTGGCAATACCGGGCGGAGTACTGGTCCACACCTACATTTCCAAATTCTTTCCAGCCGTACTTGGAATCCAACTAAGCACAGAAACCCACAGAAATGGATTGATGCATGAGCCAATACATTAGCCGCAAATCTGATGCCTCATCAAAGATACCTACACAGACACTTAAAGCTGACGTATGGACTGCCTTAGAGGTAGACGGCCTACTGACCGTAATACCTAACGCTGACTCTGTTGCCGGGGCGTTATTCGCCGCTTACCTAAACATCAAGACACCTAAAATCGGTGGGGCTACTGAACTGACAATCCGCTGGACACGCGATCCACAAGGCATCAGAGACTCAACTGGCTACCAGACTATAAGCCTGAAAAAAGGCGGAACTACCTTTGTAAAGGATGTTTGGCTATTTCAATCTAAGAGAGGCCAGCCAGTTTCATTTATGATGAAAGTCAATGGCAAGGCCACCATTACTACAAGGGAAATTAAGTTGGCCATCTCATGAACGAATTAATCAATGCCGGGCAATTGGCAGCAGCTCTTATTGCGATCCTAACTCTTGGGGGAATGCTAGTTAAATGGGGCATAGTTAAACCAATAAAGGCCTACATAGACACCATGACTTATGCCATTCAGCCTTATGCCAATGGCGGTAAATCCTTACCAGACTTGATAAATAAGGTTGATGCCCTACATCTAGTGGTCCAAAATCACATAGACACAAGGCATGACACGCCTGTTTTCTCAAAGTGCTTGTGCGAGTCCTGCCTGACGTGCTAGAACTATTCATGTAACCGCCAAGGGTTACAACTAAGAATAGGAAATCAGGGCATGACAATTACAATCCTTCTCTATTGTGCAGTTTTATTTGGCTTAGGTATCTTTGTTGGTATCTACATTGAAGCTCAACACACACTAAGACTTAGAGCCAAATTTCGTGCGATGCATGGACCAACCATTGAACAGCAAATGTGGAATGATGGGTGGCGCATCTAATGGCATTTGACATCAGCAATTATGTAACGGTTGCAGAGCGCGTTGCAATGTTTTATGAAAAGTACCCAGAGGGTTCAATTCAGTTTGAGTTTATGGGTGTGATGGACGGCGATCCACTAAAGATGTGGGGTATTGCCCGAGCCTATAGAACATCAGATGATCCACTCCCGGGCATTGGTACTGCATCAGAACTCATAGTGGGCAAGAGTCCATACACTAATGGATCAGAGCTGCAGAACTTAGAAACAGCCTGTTGGGGTAGAGCATGTGCGAGCCTAAACATTGGCACATCTAAGGGACTTAGCACTAAAGAGGAAATCATGGGCAGCAGAGAACGACAAGCACCCGGGCCAGCCAAAACGAGAGAGGTGGTGCAAGAGCCACCCAGTAACACCATGGAAGCCGACCCATGGCTATCTATACCAGCCATGGATGAGGGCATAGGCACTGATGAGGATGAGACATTAGTGCCTATGTGCCTCCATGGGGCAATGAATCGCCGAAGCGGTATTAGCAAGAAAACAGGCAAGCCTTACGCTGGTTATTTCTGTGACAATGAGCCACAGTGTGATCCTAAGTTTGATAGGTCATGACTGATGCAGACGTTATTAGATGCAGCTGCGGAGGCTGGTCATACATTGGCAGTCCATGTGCTTTTTGCGGAAAGGAAAGCAAGCAATGACTCATCCTGAACACAGCAAGCATTGTCACTGCGTATGCACTGACCTATTTGAGCTACAAGAGGCCATTGAAACTGCTAGAGCCATACACATACGCAAAGACCCAAGTGATAAGAATTGCTTAGTATGTGGTACAACTACCGAGAACTGTGATAACTGCAAATTCCTAAAAGACTGCATTGTGTGCGGTGAGGAATGGCCTTGTGACACTTTCATAGCATTGGACTATCTAGCATGAGATGTAACTGCCCACCTGAATTGCTCTACAAAGGAGATCATTACACCGATTGCCGAATGTTAAGAGTAAATGTGCCGCACCCGGACTGTGACGTATGTAAAGATCAGCCAGTTGCCTGCATTGATTGTTACATGGCTAATGGTGGTTACAATGACTGACCGTTGGCAACTGGAATTTCATACAACCTTAATGACCTTACTAAGACTTACAAGGAATCTAAGAAGCATGGATTGTGAGCATTGTGCAGACCTACTTACACAGGCTTACAAGTGCATGGCAAGTGAAACACAAGACATTAGAGATAGGGCTAATGATGGACAATAAAGACGCAATGTTTGTATCAATACTAAAGAAGCTCTACGGGGCTTATGAGGCCCTGCCTTACTTTAGTGAATCGTGCGAGATTTGCATGGAAACCCTACATCCAGAGGACATTGGTGTAGACCCATACACAAACACTCGTACATGGATGACTAAATGCTGTGGTGAAATACAGACTTATCAGCAGAAATTAGAGCCAAAGATTTAATAAAGAAACTAGCCAGTAGTTGGAGTGGTTCTTGATCCCTCGTCCGGACTACTGGCTAGTACCAACATTGTAATCACAAGACCGACAAAATGTCTAGGCAAGACTTAAACTGCTGGCTGCCTTATCAGCTGCTAAACCGCCGTCAGAGGGCGTGTCTTGGCATGCCTGATAATCATGCACAATGCAGAAATGCGAGCCTGATGACTAGTAATAAAACCGAACTGCCTTATTACATAACAAAACGGTAACAGGCACATGGCGCAGTTGGCTTATTCGTAGTGGATAAGTCCCTTTACAAGCGAAACTTATACGGTGACGGGTGTGGATGGCTCGCTAAGAGCCATTCCTGCTCACTTACCAGTTCTGGGTGTGAATCACTCTTAAACTTAATTACATGACATCTAGACAAGATAAATGGGTACAAGTCAGACAAGCTGAATTACTCAAGTATGTGAATGGAGTAGAGATGTTAAGTAAGGATCACACTCAGTTACAACAGGATTTCAATGATGCCAAACAGATAGCCGGGATGATTGATAGGACATGGAAAGAAAGGCTTGATCAACTTATGGACGTAATTATTGATACACATCCATCAGTCAATGTGCATTACCGTAACGGAATGATGGCTGCTTACAACATCATGCAAGGGCTAGAGGACTGACATGCTTGACGTTAATTCCCCAAAGGGTCAAGAGTCACTGGAACATGAGCTGCGAGCCGTCCAGTTATGGAACAGCCATTACACCGATTACACTTATGTTCACACGCCTAAGAATGGGCCAGCCTTAGTTGATGCGGTTATTTGTGACAATGATTGCAACGTAGTAGCCGTAGTAGAGCAAAAGTCCCGGAACATGAGCCTTGAGCAGCTGCAGAACTGGAATAACGAATGGCTCATAACCTTTGAAAAGATTGAGGCTGGCCGTTATGTAGCCAATTCATTAGGTGTGCCATTTATTGGGTTTCTATACCTAATCCCAGATGATTTACTAATCACAAAACAATTATCCAATGCCAATGGCGAATGGACATGCAACTTTCGTACAGCACTAACTGAAACACAGGAAACAATCAATGGTGGCAAAATAGTCAGAGAGAATGCCTACATTGATCTCACAGAGGCAAAACACATAAGGCAGAACTAATGACAATACTTGCAGGGCTAACACATGGCGGAAAAGTTTACTTAGGGGCTGACCGGGCTATGTCAGATAGTAATTTCATTAGTCCATTAGCAAGGCCCAAAATACGCAAAGTAGGGCCTTACATCATTGGATACAGTGGTTCATTGGGTACAGGGCAACTTACAACCTTTGCTACATACCCAGATCTCAACACACATAATTTAGAGCAATGGATGCGTATGTCATTTTGTGGGGCATTACAGCGAGCAGCTGATGAATACAAGATAGACATAAACAATGAGGACAATGGTGCTGACTTACTTGTAGGCATACAAGGCAGACTATTTGAGATAAGCACAGTTGATTGGTCAGTAGGTGAATACAACATGATTGCTACTGGTTCAGGCTTTCCATTTGCTATGGGTTCATTGCATACAACAAGACATACTGATGATCCACAATGGCGCATTAGAGAGGCAGTAGGTGCGGCTATCAAGTACAGCCCATCATGTGTAGGACCTATTGATGTATTGGTTGCTTAATGAGTAGAGCCCATAACAGGGGTACAACCACAGAATGGCGTAAGTTGCGTGAGGCATGCTTTCGAGTATGGGGTAAGACATGCATGTATTGCGGTGACCGGGCAACCGAGGTGGATCACATCATTGAGGTCGCAGCTGGTGGCTCAAACACTATTGATAATGTGCAACCACTATGTAAGCCATGCCATTTAGCTAAGACTGTTGCATTCAATACAGTACGCCAGAGCCCCTCACAGAGCCATAGGGGGGTTTTTTCTGGGCGTGTGCCACCCACAGACTCC